TGTCGCTGGCATCTTCGACACTACCGTGGGGCCACGGTGATTGTAGCGAATCTATCCATTGGCATAACGTTTCTGTCCTAAATTGCTCTGTGGTTTGTGTTGTCAGGGCCTCTTGAATTGATGCCTCGGTTACCAATATGCCTAAAGCTGGGTTGGCTTGCGCCCACGCTTTACGATCATCTAAAGCTGCAAACTGTGGCGCGCTGTACTCGTAATAACCTAGCGACTCGGGCGGATGCGCCAGGCATCGCTCGCGCAGCTCATTTAACGTCACGCTAAAAGCATCGCCCGCATTACTGGCCAGTAGGGTTTGCGCGTTAGGCCGTGCGCGGGTTACTGGCATAGCAGCTGCAAAGGCTACTTGGTCAACTTCTCTAAGCTCATCTATAAATAGAAAATCTGCCGTAGCGCCACGGGCTGAGTCACGTGTAGCTGCACGTACATCTAAACGGGCACCTGACTTTAATACTATGGCCTCGTTACCGTTGGCGTAGCGGATGCTCTTTAGCTCTTTTTTTAAGATAGGTGCATCCTCTATAGCTTGTGCCACTTCTCTAAAGGTAGTTAATGCCATAGATCGTGCAGAGGAGATAACCACGTGGTTACGCTCGTTAAACAAGAATAAGCCTGCCAGGATACGCATACGCGCCAGGTGACTTTTGCCCTGTTGGCGTGACGTTAGCAAGAGGTTGGTCTTACGCACAAACATTTTATTTTTATCTATGGTTAACATATCTTGCATTACGTAGCGTTGCCAGGGTAAAAGCGGCAGGCCAATATCCTCTGCTAGCTGTGCAACTTCATCGCCTCGGCTCGGGCCTTTTAGCGGTTTGTTTTCTAGGCGTGGTCTCACCGCCCCTCGTAAGGGCTGGCTAGCTTTTGTTGCCATTAGTTAACATCCTGCTCGGGTTGGCCAGCGCAAGGGCCTTGCTGGGTCATTACAGACGTTTTTGGGGATAAACAGGAAGAAAAGACAGGGGGGGTAGCGCTTGTGGCTAAAAAAACGCCCTGTGACCTATTTCCCTTGCGTGTATTGCAACGTTTACAACAGGCGACTGCGTTGTCAGGGCTTACAACTAATTCAGGCGCTTTAGAGATTGGGATAACGTGGTCAACCTGATCTGCATCTTGGCCACAGTAAAAGCATACGTACCCGTCACGCTGCAGTATCTTGGTGCGGAAGCCGTCACGGTATGCCCGCTTTAGTCTAGGGTCACCACGATTAGCCATTAGTAATGCCCTACCTTCTTATGTCTATCGAGTGCCTTGCACGTATCACCTTTATAGATCCTATGGTGTGTTATGTACTTGAGGCCTAAGTCTATCTGCTTATATGGATTAGTCTCTGTCATCTTGAGCAGCTGTGGAATACCAAACGCAGTACTCTTAGCGTTTTTAGCGGTAGGTGACCAGTTACTCTCTAAACGCCATAACGTAACCAGGCATCTATATTGCTTATCATCTAATAACTTCATATGAGCATATAACTTATAGCTCTCTACGTTTGGATCGTATGCACTAGCCGTAGTAATGCCTGTTATTGAAAGCAAGGCCGTTAAGGCAATACTCTGACCCAGTAGCTCTACACGCTTTAGCAAGCTACCCGCCTCAGCGGCTTGCTTCAAGCAGTTTGAGCGTAGCGTAGGTGTCAAGTTACTGGCCAGTTGTGGATAACTTAAGCGCGTTTGGCGTGTCGTCCACAGGTTTTTGCCGGCTGTGGATAACTTCTGTGGATAACTATTCACGCACTCGGCCTATGTTTACGCGATGTAAAGCTGCTACTGCAGGATCTCCTAAAGCAAACAAGAAGCATTGAAAACTAATATGAGTATCGTTAGCATTAGGTCTATTGAATTGAAAAGCAAAAGGTAAAGGCACTACTGCATCCGCTTTAGCCCATATTTTAGCAAACCATTTACTACGAGATACCACTAACAAAGCTATGCCGTTATCATTTTCTATAAACTTATCAACCCAAACTCTAGGCCCGCTAAAAGGTGGATTCATCCAAACCAACCCCCCCCCCCACTCTTGCGCTAGGCCGTCATCTGCCTGGCTAAACCAACGCTTAGCAGGTATCCAGGGTATTCCCTGAGCAGGTGCAGCTACGTCTATATCAAACTCTAGCCCCATAGCATCAAATAGCCATTTAGGCGTGTAATAATCATTAGTAGTAATGTCCTCGCTTACAAAGTTAAAAAGGCTATTTTGCATTGTTTCCACAAGCTAACTCACAGTTTTCTGAGTGGTTTTTAATAGACACTTGCAAAATAGTTACAGCTACTAAAGGGCGTTTACTGTCAATGTCAAAGGTTTTACCACAATCGCAGGTATGAGTGATCTGAGTCCTCATTTAGACCCGCCCCAACCTGTGCCCCTAAATATGGCACCTACTGGGTCATAAATACGGCGCATATCAAAGCCACAACACTTAGGTATGTTTACATCGTGTATAGATCTCTGCACCTCATAGCGTATCGAGCAGCTAATACACTCATACTCATACATCGGCATAAGTAACCAATAGGCAAACGCTCATTTTGCTACAGGTTTTGCATTGTAAAACCTTTACGTTAGCAGGCAGGTTATCTGTAACTATGCGCTCTATCTGCTCTGTTATCTTCTTACAGCTGCGGCACTCAAAGCGTATTGACTCACTCATAGCTGCACCGCCTCTGAGATAGGCAAAAGGGCCACGGTCTTATCAACCTGGCCCTGAGAGTCAAACTCTGTTTTAGCAGGCAACCTTTTAACTGACCACTTAACAGTTATCTTACGCAGGTTAAAGGCGTAAATGCCCTTAGGTGTGGCATTGACGTAAAAGGGTGTAAAGCCCAGGCGCTTGGCCTGTTGCATTAGCGCATCATACTTTTCTTGCTCTATGAGCAGGTCATCGTAATGCGTGTGCCTACATTTTAGCTCTATGTGCAGCCTATACAGGGTGCTAGTAGCATCGTGGTACTCATACTGGTCAGATGATTTAGTTAGATCTTCTAAGTAACGGCCCTTGATATAGTTAAATAGCTCTTGCTCTGTGTCTATCATCTGCAGCCTTTGCAAAACCATATAATGTTTTCAAAGCTGTTTTTTTGATAGCCAAACTTATCTAGCTGCGTGACCATAGCGCATTTATCGCACTGCTCTACCTTGTACTCAGCTGCTAACTCACCGTTAACAAAGAGTTTGCCTGTCATAGCCTGTAGGTTGATTAACTCGTATTGATCGCTCATACCTGGGGCGCCCAACCTGTAGAGGTCTGCATATACCAAACTGGGTCGCATTGTGTTGCCTTGCTCTTTTCTATACAGCTGTAGTTACCCCACTCTTTGCCTGTCTTGGCACTTGTGCCCGTGCGCCATACGCGCGCCCCGTGCTTACACTCAGGTTTGCCTTGCAGGTAAATGCCGCCTAGCTCATTTTTAACTGCCTCTATGGTCTGTGCTACGGGCGTAGTAGCCCATAAATCATCACTAACAGGTGCCACGTCTTTAGTGCTAAGCGCCTCTACCTTTTCCATATCCTGCTTTGTACTACGAGCTATACCGCCAGGTGTAAGCAAACCGATAACGCGCCCGTAAGCGCTTGTTACTGCGTTTTCTACCCAAAAATGCAGGTTAACGCCACGGTCTGAACGCATCTCAAAAGCATAATCAACAGCGCTAGGTAGATGATCTTCGTACTCTTTGTAGGCTTCGGCTTTAACCAAAATATAACCTTTTGTTATGTCTATATCCTCAATATAAGCAACAAGGCGTAGGGTCGGATATTCTGCACGTGCCCTAATAATGCGGGCGTTGACATCCTCGTAGCCTTCTAAGAAATTACTCATCGCTTGGCCTCAGCTTCTTTCAGCGCCTTAGCGATATTACGGCCACGTAGGTAACCTTCACCCAGGCCCACTTTGTAGCCTAAATCGTAAGCTATATAAATAAATAAACCTACGATACCCGCCAGCATCGTTACTATAATAAAATCTGCACTATTCATCTTTCGCCCTTTGTTAAGGCCGATAAAGCTACTAACCGAGTAGCCCTCTCAGCGTGTAGTTAAAGTATGAACCCACCCACCGACAAAAGGCAACGCGACACGCCCTACTTACTAAGTCTGTCCTCTAGCAACATTTCGTAAATACGGTCAACCCGCAGCTCTATACGTTCCACTCGCCCTACAAGGTTATGCCCGCCGTTGCCGTCCTGGCGTAACTCAGATAGGTAATACTTAACAAGGTGCCGCACAAGCCCAGCCATAAGCCCTGAAAGCGTAGCGATCCCCAACGCTACAGCTATATATGCCTGGGCCTGTGACACCTACTTAGCGCCTATTCCGAGTTGCTTTTCATTAGGTGCCATAGCTTTAAGTACTGGCCCGATTAGACCAGCTAGAAAAGCATTAGCTAGTACTTTAGGGTCTGTGATACCTGATAGATACAGCGCACCCACGCACGATAAAGCTGCACGTAGGTAGGACAAGGCCGCGGCCTTTAGTTGCTCTTGCATTGTATTGCTCCTAAATGCCCTTTAGTTGACTTGTTTTAGTATAAACACCGTGTTAGTACCTGAGGCCACAATTCCATAAAGGCCTTCATTATCGCCTACAGGTACCTGCATTTTATCGTCAGTATCTAACTTAAAACCGTTGGCTGTAGTAACGTTGCTACCACCTATATACGTAACACCGCCTGAGTTATGTAGCCATACGGTTTGATCCATAAAGTTTGCAGCTACTAATAAAGTTGCTGTTGTACCTACGCTTACCTGTGCGCTAGTTGGCATTTTCTATCCCTAACTTAGTAATTAAAGCCCTGACCTTTTCAGGGCTTAGTGCTATCTCAAAGTGCATCTCATCTTTTCTAGTCCAATCCCCGCCCCAGGTTAGCCCGTACTTTTTAGCCAGGGCACGGATCATAGGTACCTTGCTGGCCTCAAACGTGCCTACCTTGCCTAAAGGGTGTTTTGTAGCGTTAAGGTCTATAGCTGTGCCGCTTGCGTGGTTACTAAGTTTACCTACTACACCTCTTACGTCTCTGTAGGCGTAGCCCCAATCGTCAAACGTACCGCCCTCTATTGGCTCTATTAACTCATTAAACTCTTTAGCAAAGTTAATAAGCAACGGCGCTACCTTTTCAGCGCAACGCAGCTTAAGGCTTGTGCCCTCAACCTTAAAAGGCTTTACGCCTATCTCAGCCTGATCCTTAGATGCTGGCCAGCCGTTGTAGCTAGTCTGCATCTGTAACTATTGGTGTAACTTGTTCCGCTTGCAACCCGAGTGCCTTCGGGTCAATACCAAGCGCAGTTAATTTTTGTATTGCATCGGCTTTAATCTCAGCAAGAGAGGCAGCTTCTGCAATTTCTGCCTGTTTTACTAGTGCAAAATCTGATCTAGTTTGTTCCAATTCTGCTAATTCATCGGCGTTCATTGGGCGTGTTTCTTCTGTGCCTTTTGCATTATCAAAGTACGTGATTAAAGTGTCCATTAGTTTGCCAATCCGTAAATAGTTATATTACCGCTGATATTTGATGAACTAGACTTAACTACTAATCCTGTATATGTACGGGTATCATTTGCTTTACCGCCAAAATGAACTACGTCTGTTGTGGACTCATCTAGAAATTGACCACGCCAAGCTGATGGCTGATTTGAATTGCCAATCCTTGAGAAAAACATTTGACCCGACCCAGCATAAGTTGCAGACCCAATACCATTTGCAATTTTATAGGAGGTACCTGCATTTGTTTGGATTGTAGAAGTAGCACCACTAAAAGGAACATTAAAAGATGAACCATAATACACAGCAGCGGTTTCAGTAGTTGAGCCATATCTTAACTGCATTAAAAGGTCGTCTGTGCTTGTCGAGGCTGAAATGTTATTTATGATGACTAGGTAGTCCGTGTAGGTAGATGTAAAGCAGCCGTCAATAGTTACTGATGCAACACCAGAAAATGCGTTTGATGAGATTTTAGTTAGACCGCTAGCGGCTGCTGCTGGTGTAGCCCATTTGACCTTATAGGGCGATACCGTAGTGTCAGCTGTGAGGATCTGATTAGTTGTACCAATAGGCAGGTTATCGTAAGTACCTGAGCCTGTGCCTACTACTATGTCACCAGCTGCAGTAATGGTTGTAGCCATATCATTAGTGATAGTTACCGTGCCGCTTGTGCCACCGCCAGTAATACCTACGCCAGCTGTTACACCTTCAATATCACCTGTAGCACCTGAAGCCACCCACGCTGCACCGTCATAATACCAAAGGCCGTTAGTGTCTTTAGTAAAAGCAAACTGCCCCTCTTGTGGTGAGGTGATAGCTGCATCTCTAGCAGCCGTAGATGCAAAGACGTTAATGCCTTGCATTAGGTAGCCGTTAGTGTCAGCTGCCGTAAGTACCTCGCCAGTAGTAAAGGTCTTAAAACCTAATCCAGCTGCCATAGTCCTATCTCCTTAATAACTTAATACGCCGCTGTCAAGCAAACCGTATATGGATGAGTCTAATATAAAGCCGTCAATAATTGGCTCTAAAGTGGTAAGTGTTGTTTTCCAGCTGTTAGGCGTGATGCTCATAGCTACGCCAAACACCTGCAAAGTCTTAGTTAGCGTTGATCCGCCAGGCTGGTTAGTTGTAATAGTTACAGGGTCAAAGTAATCCAGGCTAAGCGCTGCAATAATGCCTAAGTTGTAGTTATCGGTATAAAGGTCTAGCTGTATAGCATCGCATCGGATACTAGTCTCAGCCCTAGATGCAACGTATGCCTGTGCATAGTCCAGGGCCACGGCATCGGTTTGCATTAGTAGGTTTTGTTGGTTGTAGCTATGGATAAAATACTTATCTATGCTGGGCTGGTTAATGGCTACCTGGGCTGTGCCACCTGTACGGGTAATGCTGGCTGAGTTGTAAACTAGGGTATCGTCAAGGCGCCACACCGCATCGAAATAGCTAATATCTGTGCCGTTATCGTTAAATACTGTAGGCGTAGCACCTGTACTGCCAGCCGTAACGCTACGATCTTGAAAGACAAACGAGCCAGCGGCATCTACGTACAAGGCCCCGTACTCGCTAGTCTCCACCGTTTGCATAGCTGCAAGGCTTGTGCGGGCCGTGCCTGGGTCTGCCTGCATTGTGGTTAGCCCTGCATCCACGTCACGCATAGAGGCGGGCCAGTCAATAGCATCTAACAAGGCGTTAATTCTTGCCCCGCTAAGCTGACCTGCTGAGGTACCTGCCACCGTACTTATCTGTGCATTTTGTGCAAGCCTAAAAGCGTCAATAGCCGTGATAGTTGTGTAAACCACATCAAGGGCATTTTTAGGTGTGCTAGTTGTATAGGTAGTAATAAAGCCAGCAAAGATAGGGTAAGTAGTCGCGCCGTATGTAGCCGTAATCTGTACTTTACGCATTGGCGTTAAAAGGTTGTAGTACGGACTACTTGGGTTTTGTGGGTTGAAGTCTCCGTTTTGGTCAACGATACGCATAGTAAGAGTGCCAGTTTGGAATTGGTCAGCCTGTGGATTGCGCCCGCGCTTTGTCTCAATACTATCTACTACGTCAGATACGTCCACAATAACGCTAGCTGCATCTGCCAGGATATTGGTGCCTAATATGCCCTGATCTAATATCATAGCCTGTGCAAAACTAGGGCCAGTAGAAAAGTTAATAACAGCGTTAATAATTGGCAGGGTCATAGCGCCCCGGCAAAATTGAGGTTATTGCCAAACCTGTTATTTTCTTGTACGGCAGTTTGTACTACCTCAATGAGTCCGCTGGTCCTGTCTATAATCTCTACAGTTACAGCTGACCCGCTGCCGCCCCTGTTCATATTGGTGCTATAGCCGCCAAAGTCTCCTAGCTTGTTTTGGAACTCAATTAGAGATAGATAATCTTGGTAATTCTGTTCATCTAAAGTATCTGCCATAGCCGTAGCTAACGCGGTTACTGCATCGGAATACTCTAAAATGGCCTCTATAGATTCATTACCTGTTAACTTTTCTAGCTTTGGTTGGTCCTTAAAAGGTCCACCGCCGCCGCCGCCGCCGCCACCGCCGCCGCCGCCGCCGCCGCCTGCCCCCGGCATAGTAAACACAGGGAACTTAAACTTAGCTAGTAAATCTAGGGCAGCTTGTAGGTTAGCTAGGTTAATAAGATCGGTTGACTTCATACCTGCTAAAACTTTGTTTATGTCTAGCAGCTTGGCATCTTGCTTTTGCAAAGCGCCTAATATCTTTAAGTCCTCGTTTAATTTCGCTGTAGCTTTTAGAATAGCGGCCTCATCCTTTGAGGCTATGGCATCCTCTAGCGCGGCTATATCTTGTTTAATTTTTAAGCGCTGTACATCGTTGGCTATAGCTAGCATCTGTGCGCCTGTAGTGGCCTTACCTAACGCCTCAGCTTGGCCTATAAGCGCTGCGTTAAGCTGAATAGCATCCATATTAAAGACATCGTTACCTTTAGCTAAAGCCAGGTTAGCTTTATCTAAAATTGCCTGAGACTTTTTAGCTGCAAGGATTTTAGCTTGAGCTGCAGCCTGCTCTTTAGTAAGGGTTGTTATTTTCTTTTGAGTGCTTAAATATGAGCCTGATTGAATTGGGTTTTTTTGAGCGCCAACCTCTGCTGCTCGTCTAGCTTGTGCCCCAGCTTGATTAAGTAAAGTTATATAGCTGCCTAAAATTGGTATAGCTTGAACTACGCTAGCCCCTGTTAATCCTGATAGCCCAGGTATCTTTTTTAAGGCTCCTGCCATAAGGCCAAACCCGCGTATAACGTCAGCAGTATAAGTTGCTAGGTTTTCCATATTGGTAGCAAGGTCTGCCACGGTTGTATCGTCACCTAGATTTTTTAGGGCATCTATAAGGCCTGTACCAATAATCTCTTTAACATTTTCTGAGGCCACACCTAATTTAGCTATAGATCCTGCAAAAGTCTCTGAGGCTGCTTTGGCTGAACCCTTAAAAGTTTTGGCTAAATCGTCTGTTATATCCTTAAATGATTTACTTTTCAGGTCTGCCTTAGATATGCCTACGCCTAATTTACCTAAGGCTGTGTTATTGCCTAAGTACGCCTTGCTTAAAGCGCCTGTAACTGAGTCTAAATCTTTACCTGTGGATGCGCTTATGTCTAAGGCAATACCTAATAGGCGCTGGGTCTCAGCTGTATTTTTAGTTGCTACCGCTAGTTTTTGATAAGCAGGCCTTAATAGATCATCTATAACGCCAAACTCGCTTTGTAACTGTTGTATAAATCTTTCAGCTGAGGCGGCATCGCGCTCTAAACCTACGTTTTTTAATGCCAGGGCTAACTGTTGCTGGGCCTTTTGGTCTGCAGCTGCAGCCTTTACTGAGGCTTTGGCATAGCCAATAACGGCAGCCGTACCAAAAGCAAGGCCAAAAGTTTTAGCTAGACTTTTAACGGATTTACTAAGTTTGTCGGTAGCCGTCTCAGCTTGCTTAAAGCCTTTTTTGCCTGTGAACTCGGCGGCTATATTTATTACTACGGACGGGTCAACGGCCATTACTTAACCCCCATAGCATTGTAAAACTTAAGTTTAGAGTTTTCTATAGCTTTAATTACAGCTGCGTTAGTCTTGCCGCCGTCATTGGCCCAGGCTCTAAAGATTGCACGGCCTCGCATTTTACGACTACGGCGCCCTGCGCCAGTTTGGTTATTGGCATCTACTATCTGCCCGTCCGCGTTTATAGCATCTACAAACTGCTTACCTGCAAACGGGTTTGAGCTGCGCCCTTCATTTTTGCTACCTGAGCGCACCATTTTGCCAAAATCTTTGTGGCCAGGATATACAACAGGTTTTAAGCCCGCCTGGTCTCTGCCCTGTGCATTAACGCGGCCTGCTGTCTCATAGATTGCACCTGCAGCGCTAGCGTTCACAATACGAGCTACAGCCCTAAAGCCTTCCCTGTTGGGTTTGGAAGGTGAAGTTTTATAGCCTATGCCGCCTTTAGCTGCACTACTGCTCCATATTGGGAATCTGCCCGTAGTTGTAGGCGCTTTGGCCCAACCCGATAAAGGCGCGGTACTTGGCACAAAGCCTCTAGCAGTTTTAACTATAGGGGCCAAAAGATTGGCTAACTCTTTACGTGTCTCTTTTGCTAGATCGGGGCTAAACTTTTTAATAGCTTTGCGTAGCTCAAGGGCGCCTCTTACCTCTACTGGCATTTTGCTGCTCCTTAGCTTTATCGCTTAAAACTTTTAACATATTCTTAAACATATACGTATCCAGGTCTAGTAAGTACTGAGGCGCAATACCCGTTTCCACGGCTAGCTGCGCTATGAGGTAACCAAAGCTACCGCGCCCCACTACCCCAAAGGGTCATCATCTAGTACCTCAACCTTAGCTAAGGTTTCTAAAAACTCTGCCCCAAACATCGGTACGGTTTGCCCGCTTGTGCGTAAACACTCCCAGGCTAACCAGTACACATCACTTTGCTTTTCATCATCTCTAAAGGCTTTGTGAAAACCTTTTTTTGCATATAACTCAAAGGCGTACTCAATACGTGGCGTAATCTGATGATCCGATACGCTGCCGTCTGCCCTTGTTATTTTAAGTTTTGCCATTGTGTTAGCCCCTTTTGTTTATTCTCAGGTAGTTGTAATTACGATTGGTGAATTACAGGTAAAGGTAATGCTTTGAGTAGCAATATCTGCAACAGCGCCGTTAATGTCAGTAGTGTTATTTACCAAGATAGTGGTGCTGTAAAGCGGGTTAGTTGCTGAAGTTGCAGCGCTTGTCTGCTTTAGTGTTAGCGGTACTGTTGTACCCCAAGCAGCTTGCAAAGTAGCGTTTACGTTTGCTGCAGCTGTATCGCTCAAAAAGTCTAGAGTAATAGTGCTGGCCTCTAGGCCTTTAACAAACTTATGAGCTGTATCGCCCATAGCTGTTACCTCTAGCTCGTCAAAGGCACGGTTAATAGTTGCGCTTGTTACGTGATCTGTTAAGGCTACCGAATTAAGGGTAACCTGTACGGTATTGGATAGATAAATCGCCATTGGGCTATTCTCCTGTTGTCTCGGTAGGTGTGTCTTTTGTCTTTGTCTCTTTAACCTCTACTGGCAGCTTTTGGCCAATTTTGATTAAAAACGCTTTTTCTTCATCTGTAAGTGCCATTAGTTAGCTCCAGCTCGTTAGTATGCTTATTTGTAAATCTGCCGTTAGATAGTCACCTGCGGCAACGCTTAGTACGCTTGGCGCGCTTACGCCAGTAACATTAAATACAATTGCGCTATTAGCTAGTTTAGTAAACACAGCTACTATTGTGTCCTCTATGCCAATTAGGTTAGAGGCGTTGTCAAACATTGGTACTGTCATAATAATCTTAAAATTAGCCATAGGCGATATAGTTGCCTGAGAGTTATTACTCGGCGTGATATATGGATCTGCAGGCGCCACCACCACGCTGCTACTTTGCATTGTGCTGGGCGGGTAGTTAAATACCGTCCATACGCCAGGGTTAGCCAGGGCTGCAGCTATTGTGCTGCGTAAAGTAGTTATAGCTGCAGGCATTAGCCGACCATACCCGCAGGTGAAAGATACGGGGCTAAAAGGCCGCGCACGGATGCCATAAGCGTGTTAGACATCTTAAAGGGGCTAGGGCTGTAGCCGTCTAAACTAGTGCCGCCGTTTTGTGTACTGAACCGTGAAGTCCAGATATTTTCTGCCAGCATTAAAGCTGCGGCGTTAATAGCTGGGGTATTGGCGTAGGTAGCCGTTTTTGTATCGTCACCTGTCATAGTGCCATACGGCAAGATGCGCCTAAAGTTTTGGTCAGCTGCAGTTTTTGCATATTGGATAAAGCTATAGCCCTGTGGGAATTGCCAGTAATTTAGCTGCATATTAAACGCAGGCAAGATATTAGCTGTGCCTGTGCTAAATGGAATTGTGCCCGTAATTGTATAAGTACCGTTAAAGGTTGAACCAGCCCCAGCAATAGTTACTGATTGGCCCGTAGTAAAGATGCCAGGGTTGGCAACCATAACGGTAGCGACATTAGACACCAACGCGGTACCGACTACGGGCGCGCTGTCAAACCATAAAAAGCCGTTTATTAAATCTTGTGCAGCTTGGCAGGTGTCCTCTATCCAGGTATAAGAATCGTACAAAGTGCCAACGCCCAGGCTAGCCTTCAAGGTAGCAGCTGTTACATACGTGGCTGGCATTTTTGTACTCCTATCTTACTTAGGTTTGGTAAGCCTCAAAGGGCTAAGAGGCCTACCAAACTATTAGTGGGTTTTCTTAGGTGAAGTTGTAACGGATAATACCCTTAGGCATTTTTGCAATAGTTGCCATATAGCCATAAATAGCCACCTGGATTTGCAGATTGCTAACTACGTTAACTGACATATAAGCCTGTGGTGATTGGTAAACAGTAAATGCCTCAGGCGCCAAAATAATTGCTGAGTCATCCACAGTTGTAGTAGCTGCGAAGTTTTTGTCAACGTATAAATCAAGACCTAGTACGTTGCCGCGGATTGAGCCAGGCTGTGTAAGCCCGCCCGCGTTCATTGGCTGGCTCGCCGAGTAAATCGGTCTCCCCGTTGTATCCGATGCGGACATCAAAAGTTGCCATTGAGATCCATTGGCGATGTAGTTCTGTGCATAGTAGCCAGTTGCCTCGTAAACAAGACGTGCTGCCTCAGATGCGTAACCAATAATGCCTGCAGATGTAGCAGCTTGTGCTGTAGTTGCAACAGTACCCGCTGTAATAAGTGCAGCGTTAACTGTTGTATCAAGAGTCTTTAAGTAAGCATTTTGTAGCTGTGCTGTTAGCTCAGCATAGAAGTTAGGATCTGAGCGCTCTAGCAATTCAATGCTAATAGTGTTCATACCTGAGTACTTAGATACTGTACCTGAAAGGTATTCAGTAACCATACCTGTGTTAGCAACTGCTCCGCCTTCGGCTTCAACAGTTACAACAGGTGCTACGCCTGACTTACCGCCTGCAGATGTAACAAGAGAAGGTACGTTAATAGTCATACCGCTAGCTGGCAAAACGCCACGTGAACACGCATCAATAGACGGTGTACCAAAACGTGTGTTAGTTGGGAACTCGCTTAGGTATTGTGTTGGAGAAAATGCAGGGTTAGTACTGAAATCGTCATCGGCTGCAGTTACGTATAGCTTGCTATCTTCATTACCTAGTGCAGCTTTAATCTTGTGTTCTGTGTATGCACCCATTGATGTAATAGGTGTACGTACGCGCTGTGAATTGAGCGCGCTTGGTAGGATGATTTTACGAGCTGCCTCTACTGTAGGTGCAGCCTGCTCTGTGGCATCTACTGCCTCAGGTGCGTTTTGATCGGGGGCTGTAGTCACAGCGGCCTCGCTTTCGGTTTCGGTTTCGGTTGTGGTTGAGTTTATTACGGTGTTAGTTGTCGTAATTTTTGTACTTGTGGACTCTGCCGCCTCTACTGGCATATCGCCTGCAGCTGCAGCAATTTTTTGCACCGCAGCGCTTGCAAAGGCAGCGCTCTCTACGAGTGATACCTCGCGTAAGGTAGCAGCGGTGACCAGGAGATAATCCTTTTGGGGCTTTGATGCGGTAACTTCCACACCAACGGATAAGCCATCCATAAGTTGCTCCTGGGCTAGCAAAATCGCATCTGATCCACGTGAGGATGCACTTACCTTAAAGCTTGCATATAAACCGTCTTTAGCTGAGGTCATACTTTGCATACGTCCTACCACGGCTGAGTTATCGTGTGCCATTAAAAGTTTTACTTTACTTGGCTCAGCTGCGCTAATTGAACCCTCAGCAAAAACTACTTTGCCCGCGCTTGTATAACCTACCTCGCCATAAGGTGCAATTTTTCCTGAAATCATACGGCGCTCGCCGCTATCTACTGCCTCGATATTGCCACTAAACGTTAAGATCACGGATTTCGTTCCCTTCATTAAGGCCACTAGGGCTTAGCTGTTCCATACTTTGCGCTTGCTCTAAGTCAATTAAACCCAGGTTAAGCATTTTCTCTATTGCATCTAAACGCGCTGCAGTATCGGCACGTAAGAAAGTTTCATCTAGTGCAAAGCGCACTACATTACCGTGCGCCGTAATATCATCCATAGATAAACGGTTTTCAATAGCGCTAATAAACGGCTGTAATGAATATGCTACAAACTCTTTGCGCCCGTCAATAATGTTTTGATACGTCATAGAGTTATTCATATCGGCGCTAATATAATAACTTGGCACGTTCATTAAACGGCTTACTTCCGTAGCTAAATATTGGGAACTTTCCGTGTAAGTCATATCCTTAGGTGAAAAGCCAACCTGTTGGTAATCTAAAGTGCTAGTGAGATAAGCCGTTGACCTGCTAGCTCTAGCGGCTTTCCAAGCTGCTAGCAAACCGCTAATCTGTGCCTCAGGTAAATCTGCACCGCTGTTTTTAATAAAGCCAGTTGGCATAGGTGTAGCAGCTGCAACAGCTGCGGCCTTTTGTACATCTATTGCGCTCTGTATTGTGCGGGCGCCAGTTTCTAATACACCAGGCAATAGGCTTTGAAATGTGACAAGGCTGCCAATACCTGACATTGGCGCACGTACACCGTTAACGCTATAGTAATCAACCTGATCACCGTATTGGTCAGTAGTAACTGTAACGCGAGTATTAGCTACCCACTCAAAACCACTAGGGCGCCCGTCATCGGCGTACAAAGATGTAACGCGCCAATATGCAACGCCGTAAAATAGTAATGAGTCAACGGTATAAGCAATAGTTACGCTACGTGGCTGGCGCATATCGGGTTGGTCAAGCCATAGTGGGCTTTCCATTTTTGCGCCTGTAGATTTTTTGTATAGCTCTAAATCAATACTTGATATAACGCCTGCAATTAAGTTACGGCATCGTGCAACAGAGGGCACTTGCAAAGCTGTAAAACGATCCATAAACGGGGCACCGTTGCCAGTTGCATAAAGGCCGCCGTAGCTATAAACGCCAGCGCCGTAACCTTGTGACATAACGGCAGGGGCTAGCTGGGCGGTAACATCTTTTTTAGATAAACCAAAAGTTTGCAATAGACCCATAGGGCGGATTATAGGTTATCCACAGGTGTAAAGTTATACACACCCTCGGCGTGTCTAAACGTAAACTTTAGCCTCAGATACGGGCTGTGCCAGGATGTGAATTACCATAGCTAGGCCAATAGGTATATCTACGGGGCCAGCCGATTTACGGCGCACAATACGCCAGGCATCGGGTGTTATTTTAGCTGCACAGTTTGCCATTTGTTGTATCAATAGATCCTGCCCGCTATGCCTTAAACGGTCATTAACTAGTGCATCGTGAAAGTCTGAACAAGCTGTATAAAAGCTCTGCCCTGATACGTCTCGCGTTTGTACGCCTGCATTTTGCAAACGCTGGGCTATGGATGCCGTGGTGTACTTGTCATAACAAACCATACGTGGGTAATACATATCGGCCCATTTTTTAATACTTGCAGCTATAGCTAACTCATCTACGGCTACCTGTGAACTGTAGGTATCTAATACAGCTACACCTATGCGCCCGTCAGGCAATAGCTGGCCCATTACTAAACTTGCATCGCGCCTAGACGGGCTAACGTCAAAAGCAAAAACAGTTAAAGGCCCAGGTGCCATTTTTAGGTTGATGTCGCTGGCATCTTCGACACTACCGTGGGGCCACGGTGATTGTAGCGAATCTATCCATTGGCATAACGTTTCTGTCCTAAATTGCTCTGTGGTTTGTGTTGTCAGGGCCTCTTGAATTGATGCCTCAGTTACGAGTATTCCTAAAGCTGGGTTTGCCATAGCCCAGGCTTTAC